GCTCCGAATCAACCGCACTGTTTATCTTTGCCACCTGGTCACGGGCGATCAACTTAGCTCTACGCCATGAGATGCCAGTAGCTTCCTGCAAGTCCTTTGCAATCGCTGTAGGGTATCTACCATGCTGCATTCCAGAATACACAATAGACTCAATGCGCTTTAGGTATTCATCAGGAAGTGAAGTGACAAGCGTCACGTTCTCTTGAAGTGCTGAGGTCATTACAGCCTCAATACCCTCACTCTTCAGCATTCCAGATACATCCACACCAACAGCCTTGTTCACATTCTTCAGGAACTGAGCGGTAGTGTTAGACTCAACCATTGATAACGGCCTCTGTATTTGAGCCCTAACCTTGTTGCGAAATAGTAAGCTCGACCATTTGGCGCGAAACATCTCAAAGAAGTTAGCTACATCATCAGCCCAGCTATCTTTCACGTAGTTGGGCCTATTACGCTTGATGATTGGAAGTAGGCCAACTTTAACCTCATTGGCCATTTCCTTTACTAGCGACTGCATGTATCCGCGATACTCCGCTTCAATCTGGTCAGACGGTCTCACCGCTTTCAGGCTTCTCTTCTTCATTAACTCCTGGTTTATCTCCGTTAGGAGCTCCAAAGAAGTTTGGTTCTGACTCGCCATTAGTGCGCACCTCTAGTTGTTCTTTCTCGTAATCCTGAAGCTTCTTGATGTCAGCGTCATCATAGAAATACTCATCTTCAGCTTGGCGTTTTAGTTGTAACTGTGACACGGTAACAACACCAGCTTCAAGGTCGAGCATGTCAGCCTGAGTTGTTGCTAGTTTTTGCTGTGCCATCTCCAGTCCTGATTCTTGATACAGTGGATTCCACTCAAATTCACAATCATCTGGGTAGTAACCCAAAGCGGAGCGAACCATTACTTCATCAAGTTTCTCTAGTGCAAGTCTGTATTTGGCCTCTTGCTCGGAGCGTAATGAGTCAAAGTAATTCTTCTGGTCGCCAGCACCAGTATCACCCATGCCTTTAGACTGAACGCCAAATAGTCGAGTCATAGGAATGTCAGCAGCACCACTAATCCAAATCATCAACTGGTTAAGCGCCTCAGATGTACCGCCAAACTGCGCACCCATGCGGATTAGGTCCTCGGTATCATCAAGAATAGCTAGGTTGTGATTACTCATACCCATCTTGAATAGCTGTAGACGGCGGATAACTTGCTCTTCCTGTTGCGTGGTTCGAGCGTCTTTTAGCCCAGCAGTCTTGATAGCATCAACGTTAGCCTTTTGCAGTAGCGCAGCCACACCGGCGCGAGAGGCCACAACATCGGTTAAATCTTCCATACATTGACGCAGTGCAGAATCGCCCCATCCGCCTCCTTCCATTCGCTTAAGTAGCCTAGGAAGCTCAGCGCCGGTTAACAGAATGCAGTTAGAGTGATGAATCATTGAATTCTCACCGCCAGCAATCATGTAGTATTCCGGCATAAGGAAGTTATCCTTTAGCGGGTCCGTGATGTTTTGCTGAGACCAAGAAAGTTCGTAACGGTCAAACACCTGAACGGCCTTCAATGACCCTTCCTTGACCTTGTTCATGTCTAGAGGCTCATCTAGCTTTTGTCCTTCAATCATCATTACCATGATTGCGCCACCAGATAATCTAGCCTGCGATGCAAGGTCGGTAAACTTTGACGGGATGTTTAGCTTCTTCTCTGCTTTCTCAATAGCTTCAGCATCTTTACAGGTAAACTTACGCCATTCGCGCATTGCATCCTTGGCTGGGATATTTACGATTTGACGCGCTAACCATGACGAACGATAAGCAGCGTATAACTGCATAGGATTGGTGAAAAGGTAATCCATAGTGCCATGGTTAAAGAAGTTGAATTGACTGTATGAGCGAGGGTCTGAGGACGTATTCAGACCACTCATAACGTTAGTGAGAGAGTCTGATATAAACGTCTTATCGCCCATCTTCACCGAGGGTAATCCATCGGTTAATTTAATGTGTGGTTTTTCTGACATGTCGGTATCCTTGCAAGGTATTTGCTAATTATACACTAAACCTTTCCTGACTCCGAATAGGCAATTTTCTCAGCATCCTTTCTCGATGTGACTACATTGCCGTACTTGTCTTTTAAGCAGCCTTCATCAAACTCTTTCATTATCTGGTCGTATTTATCATTAGGGCATGCGTCCTTTGATGTCTTGCCACTACAGTTCCAATCCTCACGGCTTAGAGTGTTGGCGTTAAACCCGCGCTCGTTGAGACTTCCAGACCTTGAGCAGTAGTTATCACCCCTTTCAGTTCCTGGTGCGTTCCTCATATCAGGGTCGCCGAAGTTAACACGCTTTCCAGTTGATAGTTGAACCGCAGATTTAGCCTTACCTTTTGCTGTAGCCTTCTCAATCCTTACCTTGCCTATACCTTCAATTGTATAGGTCTTGCCGATTTCTAATGCCATTGTGTTACTCCTTTTTTATCAAGTGTACACGTTGGTTCAGATATGAAAAAGCCCCCGTTAGGAGGCCTTTGCTTTCTTCTCTTCTTGCTTCTTCTTCTCGATAGCATCCCATAGAGGTGCGTTATACCAGTTTGAGCCTTTACCGTTTGATAGGCCTCTATTTGCCCTACTGTTTTTGCGTGCGTCTGTCATTGTTTCTCCTTAAATTTAAATAATAAGTATCATTAGACCTTATTTCGATGGTATGTCACATAAGTTCTTTTGATGTCTTCTATCTAGAATTTTCCGCTCTAGTTCCTTTATTTTTGCTTTTAAGTTTTTTATTTTCTTTGCTTGTCTTTTTATTGTTGCTCTTTCTTTTGAGTTGAACTCTTCAAAGCACCTAGCGTCAATTACCTCTGGAATGCCTTTCATTTTTGCCATCTCAAGAAGTTGGGCGTTGAGGTCTCCGCCGTTAGTTTTAAACCACTCACCCCTAACCCTGCTTGCACAAAGTTTCTTGTGCATAAATGACTCCAAATGCCTAGCTTCAGTCCTATCCTTACAAGGAATGCATGCAAGCATTCTAAGTTCGTGTGGATTGCCAGTTTGGAGTGTGTCTATTCTTTCTTGAGGGTTTTTTGCCATTCCTATTTTAACAAAAGGTCTAGCCTTGGTGGGGTTGCAAACAATAAGGTATACGTAACATTTCATGGTGAACCTCTCTTGGTGGGATTTAATAGAGAGGCTAGGCTCGCGACCTTTCGGCTAACTCGGTTACTTTCGCGCATTGTGCCTTGCTTGAGAATTATACACCCACTCTACAAAATGTGCAAAGTGGGTTGTTTTTAGTCTTTCTCTTCTTCTTTAGGGTAGCAGTAGGCATAACTTAGCTTGTTATCGCTATTTTTAACCTGAGACTTTATTACCTCAACTTGCTCCATGCAGTCTTCCTTGCTGTTAAACTCAATACCATCATGCTTGTGGTATCCAAAAACTCCAGTTTCAATCCAAAATGTTAATAGCCATGTTGTAATCATTTTCCACCTACTTACACGCTAATGTGCGATTATGCACAGTTCTAAGATTACCCTTAAGCTCACCAAATACAGCCGCTACTAAATCGTCAGCCTTTTCTAGAAACTCTCTATGCTTGCGCACCTCTACAAGCTTTGCATTGCTCATTCGGTCTTGTGTGTATCTGCGTGGTTTGAATTTATCCACTACCCATTTGCCATCTACGTAACTCATAAAACCTCCGACGATATATTGATGTAAACACCATCTTTAACAGCACTGACAAGCTTGTAGCGGCGTTGATTGTAAAAGTAGAACCCATCCTTGCGCATTCCATTTACCAACTTCTTAAGCGCTGGAGAGTTGCGGTGTAGCTTGTATCTAAATAATGGCTGAGTCATCAAAGCCCCCAAATACACTGTTTAGTAAATTGCTGAACTTGTTGTTTTCTTGCTTTGGTACTGCTGGTTTGACTGCATCTTTAATACCAATCATTCTCCATCGACCCGGAACCTTTGTTGATGGTGAAGCATTGTCGAATAGAAACCCGTTATTTCTTAGCGTTCCGATGCGTGACTTAATTC